TCTTTATATAACATTTCTAAAAATAATTCCATATCTGACATTACAACATCTGAATTGTTCCATTTCTGTACAATATTAGATCTCATTGTAGCTTCGTTAAGTGATTCAGATAATACTGATTTGATCATTTGTTTGATTTCAATTTGAAGATCAACATCTTTTTCAGCATCCATTACTGTACGTTCTATTTCTGCTTTAAGATCTTTTTTCTTAGCAGTCAGTTCTTTTAATTTTTTCAGAATCTTTTCTCTTTCTTTGCCATCTGCTTTTGCAAATTTAGGAGCCAATTTTTTCATTTCATCGACTACCTTATCAAAATCTTTACCGACTTTATTTACTTTTTTATTTGCCATTTTCTTTTCCTAGGTTATCTAACAGAGTTTCTCTAAACTCTTTATAGTCGTTATCAAATTTTTCAAAGAATGCGGTTTGATCCCAATTCTCTACTCCTCCATTTGCATCTTGAACAAATTGAAGTTTTAATGATTCACGCAATGTTTCGACTTCACGATCTGCATCCTTTAACCATCCTTCTGCATTTGCCAACATTTTCTTTCTGCAATATTCTTCCCAAGCCTCTTTGCCTTGAGCTCTAATCTTTGTTTCTTCTTTAATAACACATGCAAAACATTTTTTATGCAGAAACCACATTTTAAGATTTAATCGTTCTTCATCAACACCTTTCATTTTAGAACCACAACAAGGACATTGTTCAGGTGCTGTTAACAGATTTTTTATTACATCTCGGACACTGTTTGCTGGCTTTTTGCTACGGAATCCATCGTGTTGCTCGATTTTCCATTCCATGCCTTTTGCATCAACTTCTGTCCATATTTTTGGTTTACCATCTTCAAATGTTTCTATCACATTTTTTTCTTTTGGTTTACCTGTATAACCTACTGTTGTTTTAGTCTGAGATTTATGAACCCCGGCTATTATTTGCTTAACAGCTTTTATATTTTGTAACTTGCTTGACATATTATTTTATCTGCTTGACTTTCATTCTTAGCTTACGCTTAGCACCGTCATCCATTCCCATTTTAGTAATGAGATCCATAACAAACTCTGCTTGTTGATTTGCTGGCTTTGATTGCAACGCTTTTTTTAACATTTGGAAAGCTTGTGTTTTTTCTAACTTATCGCCTTTTGAATCCAACGTTTCATTTACAGTAGCATCACCATCATCAACACCTGCAGTATAATTTTCTTCTACTTCTGGTTCAGCTGCCGTTGCCGCATCTGCCTTCATCATTTTAGCTAACGCTGCTTTTATATATGGAATATCACCGACTTCAACGTTGAATTTTTTTAATACTGGTAATAATGCTTGTACACGCTGACGTCTACTGAAACGTGATGTTCTTCCGCCAATTTTACCTAAACCTCTTTCAAGTTCTGCTCCGCCGGCTCCTAGCCTAGGCGCTTCGGATAATACTTTTCTTATCTGTTTACGTATTACTCCGCGTAGTTCATTTTCGTTCATAATAATGTCCTTATTTAATTTTTATATAAATATGTAGGTATTGTAATAGAATATAAGTTATTTAGCAAATCCTTTATCCATTGCAAAATTAGCTCTAGAAAACTCTAATCTATCTACTAATTTTACACCGTTACCGAATCTATCAATGGCAACATAACCTTCTGGTGCTGTTACTGCTAACCCGCCTTTACCATCATCTTTAAAATGTTTTGTATTATAAACAGCGTTATTATATTTTCTAACAAATATTAATTTTGCTTCTGCTAATAATTTACTCAAATTAAATACATTGATGATATCTTGACTAGCATCATTAATCGAAGCAATTTGAGCTTCGCCAGCTTCTATAGCTTTTTGTTTACCTCGTTCTGATTTTAACTTATCAATTTTTTTATTTATTTTACTTTGAACCCAAGTTTTAAATGTTTCAAATGATTTTTTTGGATTATCCAAAAATTGATTTGATCTGATTTCACTATTAATATAAGTATTTAATAATACAGAAGGCAATTTATCATAATTAACGTTTATAGCATCAGCTGATTTAATTAGATTAGTAACTTTTTTTGCTTCATCATTTGTTAACAATACTGTACCAGTTGTGTCTTTAAAGAAAGCATCATCAAACCAAACAGCTGGTGTACGTCTTAAACCAGATACATTTGCTCCAAATTCTGCGCCTGAATCTAAACTTTTATATGCTGTATGAAAAACTATCCCAAATTCTGCTGCTTCTAATTGCTTACCTAATTGCGAATCTGCTTCTACTGCATATGTAATTGTATTTGGACGGAATGTGTAATGTTTAACGCCGTCAATGGTTTGGGTCTTTAATGTTGAATCATCAAACATAAAATCGCCTTGTAATATTCCTTTAATTCCTAATATTGGCAAAACTTTTAATGCTCTAGATAGCTTATCTGCTAATCCTGGTGCATGTCCGTGATTACGTTTGATATCTTCATCCGTATAGTTAATTTTAGGATCTTTATTAAATACAGACTTTGTGCCTACAAAGAAGCGGCCATTATCAGGATTGACTCCCACAAACATGGCAGGTGCGCCATCCCATTTAACAGTAGTATTAACTTTTGCATTTGAATTTCCTTTTAAATTTTTAATTAGCTCAATTAGAACTTCTCTTGCTTGTTTATAACCAGCCTCGCCTTGAGTTAGTATCAATTCTTCTAAATGAGTTAAATGTGTATTGGCTTTGGCTTCATTCAATACACCTTCATTAAATGATGATGGTACCAAATGTTTTTTCAATGCCGTTACTTTAGTTAATAATAAATAAATGAAACCTCCGGGTAATATTGATGCTGCGGTAAATCCTGCCAACTTCAATACATCTTTCATTTGTTCACCTATTTCAATTTTTTCGTTTTTTGTTAACGTCTCGCCTTGCATTGATCTTAACAACAACTGAAACGCTTGTTTTGTCTCTCGACCTTCTTGTTTCATTTTCTGCAAGAATATTTTAAATTTTTCTGATAATTTTTTTATGTGTTTAGATATATCTTCTTCTAATGGTTCTTGTTGAGGTATTCTATATTTTAATAATGGACGGCCATTAATTGTAATATCACCTTTTTCATTCTTACCAATTGATTTAACAACTATTTTTTTATTTTTAAAACGACCACCTAACACAGTATCTCCGATATTAATTGGTACTGTAATATCTTCCATTATAGATGACCACCATTCTTTATTTTGAATTTGTTCCTGTACCACTGGTTCTGCTTTTGAACTATCAATAGAATCCTCTGCTCCTAGGAAATTTAAAAATTCATATCCTACTTGAGTAGCAACGTTTTTAATATAACTACTCCATTTTTTGTATGCAGGCTTACCTTTTATATTACCAGTATAATCTGTACCAGCCATTTTTGAACCAGCATCTCCAACAGGAAAATATGATACCCCCATCGGTGGTCCATCAGGAAAACTAGTTTTACCAATATCAGACATACCACCATCCATAATATAATTTAATACAGAATAACCTAATGCCTCTGCCATTGTTTTTGAATCGCTTTCATATGCTCTTTGGCTTCCATAAAAATATCTTGGCCCATCATCTACGTCTTGTTTAGATCCGTCGGCTACAGATATTTCTTTTATTAATGACTTCATGTTAACTTTGCAAACAAATTCATTTATCTGCTCACCTAATGCTTCT